CATCAAAACTGTCGCGAATAGGCCAACAGTCTCCTAGAATTACTTTCTATATTCTAATTCATTATATTCTTCGTGTTTATAAAAGTATATCCAGCATTCTATTGGCTCAGCGTAACCGTCTAAAGCTATATACACCTTTTCTCTTTCATACATATTAGGATGGCCTTCTAAGGAGTCTAAAGAGAATTCTATATCTTTACCAGATACTTCGTATACTTCTACTCGTATATTATCCTTCTGTATATCCTTATATAGAAAAGGAATATTTGAACACTGCATACCGTATTTATTTACCGTCTCTCCTTTTCCTATATATTCGGAGTCTCCCAATATACTATGGTTACCTTTATTACTTTTCAAGGTACCGTATACCGCAATGTATTTACAGTCGCCCCAGTCGTATACACTATCGCAAGTATCGTAATCGTATCCGGAATCGTAAGACGTGTCTAAGTATTCGGACTCTAAATCATGCGAGCAGTTATAGTACTCCTTATATTTATAGGAATTACTATAATTATTATAACTACCTTTATAATCATACGAATCCCAATTTATTATATTGCTTTGCTTCTTACCGAAGCAATTCGATTTACTATATAGTACCTTTTCTTTCTTATGCCAATCTCCGTGCCTTATAATATTTCCAGTATCTAAATTTATTATAAGGGCTCTAGTATCTGATAAAGATAATACCTTTAGCCAATACTTAGAAGGTATATCAGAAAGTATATTAGATAGTTCTTTAGTATCTGATATATTCTTATCTCCTAAACCTGAATATGTACCGTTGGTCATTATACAATATCTAGTACTGTTATTTATGAATTCGAACGGATGCATATTGCTTTCGTTTATCTCTCCCACCGTAGCGTATCTATAATGACAAGCAAAGGGTCTCTTGGTATTTATAAGATCTTTTGCTATATCATAATCAGCGGTCTTTATAATATCTAGAGTATCTAGATATACTATACCGAATCCATCTGGATTCTTTACCTCAGCGTTATGTATAATGTTTTCGGGTATAGATTTACCCTTTTGATTTAGTATAATTAAGCACATGTTTTTTTATATATATATATTATTGTATTGTTTTGTTTTATATGAATTGTTGTATATTATCTTGAGATTCCTCAAGGAATCCGTGTTCAGCATTTATCCAGCTATTAAAAGATATAGCCATTGCATTTATACGATTTAGCTTTTCCTCCGAATATATACTTTTCAGTAAAGATTGATTACTCTTTAGATATTCCTCAAATGATATACCTTTTTCGGCGGCCTTTATTAGCTTCTGTATTAGCTTATATCTAAATAGTATTTGATTCGAATGTTCCACCCTAGATATAAGTCTGAATTCTATAAGTGTACGGCCCCAACCTACAGAAGTATTCTTTTCTCGTATAGCTGAGTACTTAGTACCCTTATTATGTTCTTCCAGTTTCTTATTGTGGCCCGAATAGCTCTTCTGGAGTCTATATCTATACATAGCAAACAAGAGCCCTGAGTACTGCCTTATGTTAGCAAGATTTACTATATGAGAAGGCCCCGATACGTTTATCTGTCCGCCGCAATTAGAGTCTACGTTATTGTCATTTAATATATCTTGAGCTTCTTTAACGTGCTCTTTTAACGTATCGTATCCGTACTCTAGACAATATATATTTGATATACCTTCTACGCCGCAACTCGCATCGTTTTCAAATCCAGAGAAAAATTCATATTCTCCTATATATTCGCCTTGTTCGCTTTTCCCCAATATAGAATTCTTTTCTACTTCAAAGCCTATACCGTATTTATGAGAACCAGCGGTACGGTTATATATAACGCTACTTGAAGGGCTCCTATGGTATTCAGCTATATGCGCCGAGCTTTCGGGGCGTTCAGCTAAATACTCTCCGCTTCTTTCATCGTAGAAGGCGTCATCGTAATATACATAATCTTCTATATCTGAACAGTATATATATCTATCAGTCTCCGTATGTATCCAAAGACCTAAATGCTCACTGTATATACATTCATCTCTGAGCATATATTCATCGTATTCATCTACGAAGCAAACATCGTCATCGGTTTTTAAATAGAATTCAGATTCAGATTCTATATACGTGCAATCGCAACTCTCCCATAAAACGCTTTCATTTGTATATACTAAATCGTATTCGTCTATTATACGGTCAAGGGTATCCTCGCAATCAAATACAGAGTTTTCTATATACAATGTATCTCCTACAGAAGTATATTTATTACTGTTTATAGGAAAGTTATTATATATGCTTTCGTACCTATCCTTGAATATAATTTTGCTTAGATAAAAAACCCTAGAATAAAAAGTAATATTTCCTAATATATCGGGTATTGTTTTCATTTCGCTTATGGGAGTATATATATCTCCAGCTAATGGGTGAGATCCTTTATATATAGAAATAGCCTCTGGATAAGAATATATATAAAACTCTTTACTGTTTATTATATGCTTTGAGACTGTTACGCTGTCAGCATATAAGCCCTTCAAGGGCCCTGAAGGAATCTTAATTATATTACCTGATTCAATATTTCGGTTAAATATCTTTATACTGGTTTTAACGAATCCGTTATAGGTAAGGTACCCAGTCGTATATTCGTTGAACTCTGTATTACTTCTTTTGTCTTTATATTTCATATTGTTTTATATTGTCTTTAAGGGCCCTTCAGAGTGAAGGGTGATTCTTACATTATCCCATACGTGTCAACCGTTGACAATCAAGGACTTACGCATAAATTCTATAGGTAATGGGATTTATTATATATAACCAGAGAAAAAGTATATACGATATTATATATCTTTTTGTCCCAAATTTCGTCACTTGCCTCGAAACCTCACGTATCCAAAAGATCGACACACGTACTTGTATCCATGATCGTGTTACAGTATCCAGATCCTAACTACAACTATTTGTATCCAGATTCCAACTATTTAGGCTTGTATTTACTATACGAATACACCGGGGGGAGGGGGTCTTGGGCTTTTTTTTAACTTAAATTGCAATTTATGTACTGCCTTCTAAAAAAATACTTGACTCATAGGCTTATATATGATTTATGACGTACTATTATGAGTTCCCCTGACCCTAATATTGTTAAACAAGAACTATTTGCAGACATTAGTTCCGCAGTTCGGGAGTACGCTGATGATTACGAAATTAAAAAACTTAAATGCCTAGAGCGTTACGATCCTGAAAAGGTAGCTACTATATTATTTCTTTCCTCACAGGGTAAAAGCATTAACAATATAGTAACTAAGTACGGTTTTAAGCACGAGACAGTGCAGCGTGTTTTGGTGTCTTACGCAGATCACATGGGAAAATGGCGTGATCTTGGGGGTCAGCTTGCGGCTTATTCTTACTTAAATATAAACTCCCTAGAGGAGGAAATGGTAAACGATGTAAGATCTCGTATGCAATCCGGTGAGCTTAAACCTACTTTTAAGGATATAAAAGATATTAGTATAGCGAAATCTAACTCTTCTAGGGAAGCGATGCTGGCGAGGGGCGAGGCTACTAGTATATCTAGGGAGGAAAAGGTTTACACTGACGAGGACTACAAGAGCTTAATGGAAAAGGCTAAGAGTAAGATAAAACAAGCGGAGGTTATAGATGTTGATAATACATAGTTTTGGGAACTTTGAAGAGGAAGAAGATGAACCACTGGACAAGGACAGGGTGATTGATCACTTGTTTAGGATTATAAAAGAACTAGACCCGGAAAGCTCTAGAGAAGAAATAGCAATGCTTGTGGCTGCTAATATGCAGATTGAGGATCTAGGGGAAGATGAAGAAGATTTTAATGTAGATAGGAACTAGCGAAATGAACGGTAAAGGCGATAGGAACAGGGTGACTGACTGGGAAAAGTTCTACGATGGATACAATAGGATATTTAGACCCAAGGAACCTTTTTACACGGACATCAAGGAGTACGAAAGTAGATTTAGAGGGGGAAAAATAGATTCGATTCAGGAGGGTACTTCTGAAGACGTGGGTGCGAGTCCCACTTCCTCCACCATTGAAAGTGCTCTTTTTAGGGCTCCACCGATTCGTCACGGTATACGTAAAATTATAGAGTAATTTGTAGTAATGAATATCAAAAGTGGAGATAAAGTCGTACTAAAGACAACAATAGTAGGTTCTAATGGAAAGCCAGAAAAGGCTAGGGTGAACTACCCCTATCAGCCACAGGAGATTAAAAGGATGCAACGTGACCCTATGGTAGTGGTTGGTGTCTCGGAGGCCCCTGACAGCGTGTACGTAGACCTTAAGAGCTATCTAGGTAGACCGATGATACAAGAACATGGTCATATGTGGTTTTTAGAGTCAGACTTAGATCTTGTATAATTAAATTAAAGTGAACTTCACTAATCATCCTTTTTTAGAATCCCCTTCCGCTAAAGAAATTGTATGGTTGTACAATAACGACTTGCCGTTACTTAAGGAGCTTCATGCTGCTCACGAAAGCAGGATACAGGCATCTCAAGACGATCCGGTAAGGTACGGGTTCGATTTGCCGGGCTGGGAGCGTATTGAGGAGGGTCTACGGCAGCACAACGAGTGTCTAGCTTTAGGTGGTAACAGATCGGGTAAGACTACCGGCTTTGCCAAGATTGTCATGAAGGCGGTAACGGAGAGCAATGACGGTCATGTTGTGTGCTTTTCTCAGAACGAGGACACCTCTATTAAGGTGCAGCAGTCCGCTATTTGGGAGATGATGCCCAAGGAGTTCAAAAAGAAGACTAAGAGCATTGAGGGGTACATAAATTACAGTATGCAGAACGGGTTCACGGCTAAGAGCTTTATATTCCC